CAAGTATGTCCACAGGCAAACCAAATGTCTCAAGGTGGATCTGTTTGATCCTCTTGGGAATCTGCTTTTCAAGGCAGGTACACACCTAGGCCAGCGGGTCTGGGAGTGTGCCTTTCCTGATGTAGAAGATGGGGATTACCTACGCGAGCACCAGTCTCTTGTAGGATCCCTCAAGGAATCGCTGGGGTTGGTCCTTTGGGCCTTCCGCCAGGGAGTCTCTGAAGGTCAAATCGCAATGACCTTCCTCGGCGGTGGTGTCTGCCTAACTGCAAAGCAATTTGTCAGACACCTGTCTATTTCTGGAATTCGTGTACGAATACACGTTATTCCAGAAGACGGATGGAAGTCAAGGCCAATCACGATTGGTCCAACTTGGCACTACATTCTGGGATCCATCGTCCGCCTCTTGGCGAATGAGGACCTAAAAAAGATTCCTCCACTGAGATGGTCAGTGGAAGGAAAGTCCAAACTGTACGACCTTCTGGCCGCACAGTCTGACAAAGCGAAGCTCGGTTTTACCAAGCTTACACAGGGTACTTTCCTCCAGTCCGTTAGGTCAACGGATTGGGGAAGATTCATTTCCACAGATCTTACGGCTGCTACCGATAAGATCTGCCACGCACTGTATGCCTACCTCATGATGGGGTGGACTACAGGACGAAACTGGCAGGGCAACATCCTTGGGATGTTGACATTGTCGGATCCCTCCAGAACGTTTGTCAAAGACCATTTCTGTGAGGGCACGCACCTTAATGGTGAAGGCCACGTGGGGGGGGTTCTCATGGGAGAACCCCTCTCTTATATTGTCCTCAATTTGATGGGGGCATTTGCTGGTTGGCTGTCGTGGAGACTCGACAGCCTAACTCGGTTTTGTGCCACGGACTCCGCGGCATGGGAAATGGCTTGTAGACTCCTGGAGTCCACAGACCTGCTCAAGACCTCCGTCGTTGAATTTCCTTTCTGGATCTTCAACGTGGGGGACGATCAGTTGCTGGCGAGCCCTACGGCTCGTCGGCTGGGATTCTTCGTGCGCAAAGTATATGATATACTTGGCGCACAGATTTCAAAAGGAAAACATCTCGAGTCTGATGACCTGATGGTTTTCTGTGAAAAGTTCGGGTACGTCCCACCAGTTGGTG